TCTAGGGCGAAACCTTTTGTGAGAAGGTACTATTATGGCGAATACACATTTTTCAGGGCCGGTAACATTTTCAGCGGCACGGCCTACCCTCCAAAATCTTAATATTGGCACATGGCCGGATCAAACCCGGTACATGGATGATTTCACTGGCGTCACTCTAGATGCCACTAATGATTGGACCGTTGTAAAAGACAGCGGTGCGGCTGCGGGATTACAGGCAGATGCTTTGAATGGAGTGGTTGATCTTACTTCAGCCGCGACTACTGATAATGACGGTAGTTCTATTCAAGGGAATGAAATCTGGGGTCTTCCCTCAACAGCCGGTGAAAAGCTTTATTTTGAGGCTCGGTTCCAGATCTCTGATGCAGATCAGATGGATGTTTTTATTGGTGTTTGTGAAAATTTTGCGTCAAACCCAGAGAATATTTTTGCTGCATCGAACAGGATTGGTTTCCAGATTGATGACGGGGATGCGACTCCTCATTTGATTACAGAATCAAGTGACAGCGAGACTGATACGACCTTATCAGGCACTACGTATGATCTTTCTGATGCGACGGATGTTACGGTTAGTTTTGTAGCGACGAAGGGTACAAGTACCGATGTAGTAGATTTCTATATCAATCGTACCAAAGTTGGTACTCATACTACGAATGTTCCGACAGCCAATATGACGCAAGCAGCAGCAGAAGTTTCTGGTAATGCAACAGGGACAAAGTCAATGAGCATTGACTACATTATGGTCGCACAAGACCGTGGTGTTAGTTACTAACCCAGGGGAGTAACTTAAATGGCTGATGTCTTTGTAGAAAAAGTCATTGAGGATGGTCCTCGTAACTTTGTTAAATCTTTTTCGTACACGCACGTTGACACAGGTCAATCTGCGGTTATGGCGATAGACGTTTCTGGATTATCCACTCTTCAAGATGGAACGGCTTGCACCGGAGTTCGTATTAATAAGATATGGTTTAGTACGTCAAATCTTGAATTAAACATTTTATGGGATGCCAGTACCGATGTATTAGCAATAGTGCTACCAACAGATTACCAGGGTAGTTTTGATTTCTCTTCCTTTGGGGGCTTAGTAAATAGTGCTACAAGTCCTACTGGAGATATCAGATTTACTACTGTTGGACATGCCGCTGGTGATGATTACACCGTGGTCCTCGAATGTATTAAAGAGTTCTAATCGTGGACGACCTTTCCCGTAAGAATGAGCTTGAGCTTGTCGAGATAAAAGGTGAGCTCAAGCTTCTTTCTCAAAAAATAGATGTCGTTAAAACCAATGACATCTATCATCTTCAAAAATCTCTAGATATTATGAGTAGGCGTTTATGGGCTATAGGGCTTTTGATATTAGGACAAATAGTTGTGGGACTTCGCATGATGGTCTGGGGTTAGGAGATATTTAATGGCAACTTCTGGATCGGTTGATTTTAACCTCGATATGGCCGAAATTACAGAGGAAGCCTTTGAAAGGTGTGGCTTAGAACTACGCACGGGCTATGACTCCAAGACTGCTCGTAGATCGCTTAATCTTCTTTTTGCAGATTGGGCTAACCGGGGTCTAAACCTTTGGACAATTGAGCAAATCACACAGACTTTGGCTCAGTTATCAACTTCCTCTGCCGTAGCAACGTACCCCATTGGTGTTATCACCATGACGGTTGGGTCTTCTACCAGCTTCTCTGTTGGGGAGACAATAACAGGTGGCACCAGTGCGGTAACTGCTTCTATCATTACACTCCCTTCTTCTACTACCATGACTCTAACGGTGCCGAGTGGCAGTTTTACTGCTACTGAAACCATTACTGGATCCTCGAGTGCTGCTACCACAACAGTAACAGCAGATCCAAGTTTAACTGATGTTCAGGCCACAGTGGATGTACTTGAGGCGGTAATTCGCAGAGATAGTCAAGATTTATCAATAAGCCGTATCGGAAGATCTAATTATTTAGATATCCCCACAAAGACTACTCAGGCTCGTCCCACACAGTTCTACGTTAATCGTCAGATAACTCCTACTATTACTGTGTGGCCCGTTCCAGAAAACTCCACAGACCAATTGATTTATTACCGTGTAAAAAGATTAGAAGACGCAGACGCGGCTACTGATAATGCAGAGATACCTTTCCGGTTTTTACCCTGTTTAGTGGCTGGTTTATCTTATCATATAGCTTTAAAGCGATCCCCACAAAGAGTAGAAGGGTTAAAGTTGATTTATGAAGAAGAATTTTCCAGAGCCGCAGCCCAGGATATAGATCATGGGGTTCCTTTACGACTTGTCCCGACTGCACGATCTTTAAGGATATAGCATGTCTAGATACGCAAGTGAGAAATATGCTCTAGGCATATCTGATATGTCTGGAAGGGCATACCGAATTAAAGATATGGCCCTTGAATGGAACGGTTTTTTGGTCGGAAAAGACGAATTTGAGGCAAAACAGCCTCAACTTACGCCGCCAAAGGTTCTCCCAGACGCGCAAGCCTTACGTATAAGCCGTCCAGATAGAGTAGAACCACCTGTTGAGGTTCTTCTTCAATTTAATCCGTTCAGATCAGGGGATTCTGGATCGACAACTATTAATGTGTACCAACCAGGACACGGTAGAAGCACAGGAGATACAGTCCGCTTTCGTAGTGTAGAGGCTTTTGATGGCTTTGTTGCCAGTATGATTGAAACTGCTGCCGGGTTTTCTATTACGAAAGTTGATGATGCTAATTATACCTTTACGGCCAGTAGCGGGACTGCCACAAGTGGATCTGTCCGAGGTGGTGGTGGTTTTGCTTCCGCTGGCCCTGTAACAGTGAGTCCATAGTATGGCTTTTACATTTGCAACACTTAAAACCGCAATCCAGGATTATACCGATAATACTGAGACTACTTTTGTTAATAATTTGACAAGATTTATTCTTAATGCAGAAGAACGAATCCTAAAAGAGGTGCAATTAGACGTTTTTAGACAAAATTCCCAAGGAACTACTACTGCTTCTCAAAAGTTTTTATCAAAACCAAGTGATTTTTTAGCTCCTTTTTCTTTGAGTGTGATTAGTGACTCTAAAAACGAGTTTCTTTTGTATAAGCATGTGACTTTTTTACAGGATTACACCCCGAATCCTGGCACTACGGCGGTTCCTTTGTATTATGGGGATTGGAACGACACTACTTTCCTATTGGCGCCAACCCCGAATGCCGCTTTGACCATGGAGTTGCACTATTTCTTCCGTCCTACTTCCATTACATCGACTTCTGATGGGACCAGTTGGCTTGGTGACAATGCAGAATTGGCTCTTTTGTACGGTAGCTTGGTTGAAGCGTATACCTTTATGAAGGGGGAACAGGATTTGTTAACGCTCTATAACAGCCGCTATACGGAATCTCTCCAGGGGCTTAAAAATCTCGGGGAAGCGCAACAGACCCAGGAAGAATATAGGTTTGACCGCGTAAGGAGGGAACTTGCCTGATGCTTCAAGCGAACGGTCAAGGAGATTTGGGGCAAGTTCAGGTATTTACCTCAAATGACGGTGGTCATAGTCCAGAGACAATGGCTGATATGGCTATGAACAAGATTATGTTAGTTAGCGAAACGGCCCCCTCTCCCATACGGGATCAGGCGGCTGCATATAGAAATAGTATCAGGGATGTCATACTCTATTATTTAAAAGAGATGGCAAGAACTGAACGAACCACTATTTGGGCGTTACTTCGCAAGCAAGGGCATGAAGACATGGCCGAGATAATAAGGAGATTGTGAAATGGCTATTAATCAGGCCATGTGCGGTACTTACAAGAAAGAGATTACGGTGGGTATCCATTTTTGGCTGGATCATACTAGGACAGGGTCTTCTGGTATTTCGGCGGACACCTTTAAAATTGCAATGTTTACCTCAAGTAGAACCGACGCTAATGAGGATTTGACAGGTTACACCGCGACGAATGAAGTAAGCGGAACTGCTTATTCAGCCGGAGGTGCAGCTTTAGGTAGTGTTACATTGGGACTTTCAGATAACAGTGGATCAACACCAACGGCTTTTCTGGATTTTGCAGATACTACCTGGAGTACTTCCACGATTACGGCTGCAAGGTGCGCGGTAATCTATAATTCAACCCTGAATACAGCAGGAACAGGCGCGTCTGTAAATCATGCGGCCTACCCTAGTGTTTGTGTTTTAGATTTTGGTGGAGATAAATCATCAAGTGCTGGAGATTTTACGATTCAGTACCCTGCGAATGATGCCAACAACGCAATTATTCGCATAGCGTAAGAGTGACGAAGTGGCCCTGTTATACGGTTGGAGCCGAGAAACTTGGAGTAGTGGCCCTTGGAGCCAACCAGCCCCGTTAGCGGTTACCGGGGTAGAAGCGGTTGGAGCGTTAAGTTCTGTTTCAATTGTTGTTGATACAACTGAGGAAGTTACAGGACTTGAGATCGCCAGTTCTATTGGCACTGTTACGGTAATTGCAGAGGTTAATGTCTCTGCTACAGGGGTTGAAGCGGCTGGAGCTTTAGGCTCTGAATCTGTAGTCACCGAGCTTATTTTTGGGGTTACTGGTGTTGAAGCGGCTGGGGCAATAGGGGATATTGGAAA